TTCAGCAATACAGCTGACACACTTATCGTAGCATCTGCAAACTCAAGATTCCAAGTTGGTGATCGTGTATTTTACGCAGTTCCAACGGGCAATACTCCAATTTCTCCGTTAACTGGTAATACACATTTCTTTGTGTCATTTGCCAATACGACAACTGTTAAGTTGGCAACTACTTCTGGTGGCGCTAATATCGACATCATTGATGCTCGTGTAACAGCTACTGGTGAAGTCCACACTATTCAGGGCGATACTGCTACTGGTTACGTTACTGTTGGTGGCACATTCAACGGTGTTGCTCACTCTGGTTGGGTTGTAAGAACTGAGGGATCTGGTAATCGTGCTGGTCGAGTTCAATATGAAACTCTTGTAGCAATGGGTTCTCTTGGTGCTCAATCTGCACCATATGGTACACCTGCCACAACAGCTGATGCTTCTGATGACACAATTCTTCCTGACGCTTAATAACAACTGATCGGTATAAATTATGGCAGATAATAGTAAAAAAGTATCCGAACTTCCGCTTGCTACTAATGTAGCAAGCACAGATAGAATTTTAATTCTACGAAGCCCTAGCTCAGATCCTAGTGTTAGAACTATTACTACCAACAATTTTGCTAATGCTTTACTTACGCTGTTACCTGTTATTTTACCTAATTCGGTTGTAACAAGTAACAGCGTAACAATCACATCAAATGGAACAGCGAATGTTTCTTTCTTTACATTCGATTCATCCACTAATGGAATTAATGATGCAGTTAATATAAAAATCCATGCTAGAGATGCAAATACTGGCGATATATCAACTGGTGAAATTTTTTGTGTAGCAAACACTACTGCTGTAAACAGTAGTGTTTTATTTGCAGAAATTGGCGCTAATAAGATAAAATTTAATCCTACGCCAACAATTAATAATTCTACAGGAATTGTCACTTTATTTGTCAACAGAGAATCTGCAGCAACATCAAATGTTTTAATTAAATATCTTGTTTCTTATCATTAAAATTTAATTTATGGATAATATATTATTGACTGAACATAACTTTTTGTTATTTTGTGCTAAACATTACGATAATTCTGGATACATTTCTACAGAAGAATTTATTGAAGATTTAAATAGAATTAAATATATAAAAAAATTAATTACTAGATATGTTGAACACGGTGATTTAAAAGAAAGATTGATACTAAACCATATTATTGTTTTAAATAATTGTTTTGGTGCTGAAGCATTATGCAGAATTTTATATTTAAAATTGAAACCCCAAATGAAATACATAAAACCATTTTTAGTCCTTTTAAATGTTTTTCCTGATAAAATATATAATGTTGGTGATGAGAATATTATAGATACTAATCTTATTGATATGGATAAAACAATAATAGATAGGTTAAGGATTATTTAATGCAAAACGATAATTTAAAAGAGATGATGTCTGTTGGTAGTGGTAGCATCGCAGGCATGGGCATCAATAAAGATGGTAGTCCATATAATGCTGGTGGTAATCCAGCAGACACATACGGAGAACCACCAGTATTTGTTGGCAAAAATGTTTTAAAAACAAATAATACAAATGTTTTAAAAAAAAATACAACTCTTCTTAATCGCTCAACTTTACTTCCAAACTCTAAAAATAAAAAACCTTTAAGAAATATTCTCGACCCAATGACACCAATTGGAAAAATGTGATGAATATTTAAGAATACAATGAAAGAAGAATATCTAATATTGAAACCGTCATAACAAAACTAACTGAAATTTCCGCTGACTTAAATAAAGTACTTGCCGTCCAAGAGCTAAGACTTACACAAAATGAAAGATTAGTATACGATTTGAATGAAACAGTAGAATCTAGAAGAGCAGAATATGAAAAAAAAATTCAAAATGTATATGATGTTATGAACAGAGAAGATAACAAAATTTTAGAAGAATTAGAAATAATAAGAACAGAGCAAAAAGAACAACATAATGCTCTTTCTGATAAAATAAATGACATGCAAAGAATACTTTGGATTTACATGGGTGGATTTTCTGTTGTTATATTTCTTTTAACAAATGGAAAAGAATTTTTAAATATATTTAATTAATTGTTTGACTTTTACTAAAAAAACGGTATAATAGACTTGTCGTTGTGATAAAGGTAAAAGTTCAGTATGGATTGGTTAGAGCACAAATACATTGGTTTTGTTTCGAGTCGTTTAGACAAATTTAAACGAAAAGGTGCAAAACTTTACAATTTTCGTTGTCCTATTTGTGGCGATTCTGAAAACAACAGCAACAAAGCTCGTGGTTATATTTACGAGAAAAAAAATAAGATGTCATTCCATTGTCATAATTGTGGAGCATCTTCCTCTGTTTCAAATTTCATAAAAATGATTGACGTTAATCTTTATAATGAAATGCAATTAGAAAAATTGCAAAAAAATAAATCTCCAGAACAAAAAGAATACGAAGAATTTATAGAGAAAATGAAACCTCCAGTGTTCATGAAAAGTGGACCACTGAAAGGTTTGAAGAAAGTCAGCCAACTTTCACCAGATCATCCTGTTAAAAAGTTTGTTGATAACCGCAAACTTCCAAATTTATATCATGCAAAAACTTTTGCTGTTCCTAATTTTATGGCATATGTTAACACATTAATTCCTAATAAATTTGATAAAAATATATTAAAATATGATGAAACACGCATATTAATACCCTTTCTTGACAAAGATAAAAATTTATTTGCGTTTCAAGGAAGATCTTTAAAAAATACAAATCCTAAGTATATCACTATCATTCTTAATGAGAACAATCCCAAAATTTTCGGATTAGACACCGTTAATTTTGAGAGAACCACATTTGTTTTTGAAGGTCCGATAGACTCAATGTTTGTTCCTAATTCAATCGCAACAGCTGGTGGTGACATAATTTCTGCATTAAAAGAAATTGATAAGAAAAATCTTGTTATTGTATATGACAATGAACCTCGCTCGCCTGAAACAAAGAAAAAACTTGACAAAGCAATTTTAAACGGGTATAATGTTTGTATATGGCCAGACAACCTTGAACACAAAGATGTAAATGATATGGTGTTGTCTGGATTATCTTCTGAATTTATTACTCATATTATAAAACAAAACACTTATAGTGACCTTACGGCTAAATTACAACTTACAAGATGGAGTAAAGTGTGAATACAGTTAAATTAATTGGCATTACAGAGCCATCTAAACAAATCAAAAAGGAACTTGGTATTGAAACTGCTGAACAATTAGTTGCGTATGTTGCAAGAGTTTCTAATCCTACAAATCAAAATAATCTAGAGTATGCACGTCTTCTCAAATATCTTGAGAACAATAAACACTGGAGTCCATTTGAAATGGTACATGTTCTTATGGAAATTCAAACTACTCGCGATATTGCTCGACAAATTTTACGTCATCGCTCGTTTGCATTTCAAGAGTTTAGTCAGCGTTATGCTGAAGTTGATAGTACATCATTTGTTACCCGTGAAGCCCGTCTTCAAGATTCTAAAAACAGACAAAACTCAATTGAAACGGTTAACGAAAATTTATCAAATAGTTGGACTGCTAAACAACAACAAATTGCTCATGAATCTAAATTAGCATATAAATGGGCTATTGAAAATGGTATCGCCAAAGAACAAGCTAGGGTGGTTCTTCCTGAAGGTCTAACTATGTCACGCATGTATATGTCGGGATCATTACGTTCATGGATACATTATTGTGAATTACGCATGGCAAACGGAACTCAGAAAGAACATAGAGAAGTAGCAAATATGTGTTGGGGTATTATTGTAGGTCAATTTTTTTCACTAAAGGATATATTAAACAATGACTAAAAAAATGGTAATGGTTGACGTTTTACATCATTTTCGCATGCGATATTGTGTAGAAGTAGAAGATGACATAAATCATGCACTTGATGAGGTTACTTTAAGAGAACATGATTCTGAAAATTTTGCAGAATTTTCACAAAAGTCTTTAGATCCTTCGATAATTTTATCTCACCGTGAAATTACTGAAGAAGAATATTTAAAGATGTTTGATGAAGATAATGAATATTTAAAAATGTGGTCAAAAGAACAGAAATTAAATTTTGTTAACAAAATTAATTACGAGGAATAAAATGATTTTACCAGCAACAATTTTTGTAACAAAAAGAAAAGGTTCAAAGGAACAACTAGATCTTAATAAATTTCACAAAGTTGTTGCGTGGGCTTGTGAAGGTATTAGTGGTGTTTCTGAGTCTGAAATAGAAATTCGTTCTCAACTTCAAGTGTATAATGATATTAAAACTTCAGACATTCAAGAAACTTTGATAAAAGCAGCAGCTGATCTTATTTCTGAAGAAAATCCTGGTTATCAATATGTTGCTGGACGATTGATCAACTACCATCTCAGAAAACAGGTTTATGGTTCGTATGATATTCCTAGTATTTTTGAACATGTTACAAATATTATTTCTGAAGGGTATTATGATAAATCTTTAATAGATTGGTATTCTGTTGAAGATTACGATATTCTTAATTCTTTTATTGACCACTCTCGCGACTATAAAATCGCATATGTAGGAATGGAACAATTTCGAGGTAAATATCTAATTAAAAATAGAGTTACGGGACAAATTTATGAAACCCCGCAAATGACTTATATGCTAATTGCAATGACTTTATTTCATAATTATAAAGAAAATAGATTAAAATGGGTAAAGGAATTTTATGATGCAATTTCTAATTTTGAAATATCGTTACCTACACCTATAATGGCAAGTTTACGAAGTCCTCAAAAACAATTTAGTTCTTGCGTTTTGATTGAGACAGATGACTCTTTAGACTCAATTAATGCAACTGCTTCAGCAATTGTAAAATATGTTTCACAAAAAGCTGGTATTGGAATCGGTGCTGGTCGTATACGTGCTGTTGGGTCTCCTATTCGTAATGGTGATACAAGCCATACAGGAGTTATACCTTTCTACAAACATTTTCAGTCTGCAGTTAAAAGTTGCTCACAAGGTGGAGTCCGTGGAGGTGCAGCAACTCTTTATTACCCAGTTTGGCATTTTGAAGTAGAAGATTTATTTGTATTAAAAAATAATAAAGGAACAGAAAATAATCGTATCCGTCATTTAGATTATGGTGTACAATTTAATAAATTAATGTATGAAAGACTTTTATCTGGTGGTAATATCACTTTGTTTAGCCCTAATGATGTGCCTGATTTGTATGATGCTTTTTTTATAGATAATGACAAATTTCGCGATCTTTATGAAAAATATGAAAAATCTAACAAAATTAGAAAAAAATCTATATCTGCTGTTAATTTATTTTCTGCATTTATGCAAGAAAGAAAAGATACAGGAAGAATTTATTTAATGAACGTTGATCATGCTAATGATCATGGATCTTTTATCAAAGAGTTAGCACCAATCCGCCAATCAAATCTTTGTTCAGAAATTGACCTTCCAACAAAGCCATTAAATGACATTAATGATCCAAACGGTGAAATTTCGTTGTGTACATTAGCGGCCATTAATTGGGGTAAGATTCGCGAGCTTTCTGATTTCGAACGTCCTTGCACTCTTGTTGTTCGTGCTCTAGATGAACTTCTTGACTATCAAGATTATCCAGTGTTAGCAGCAAAAAACTCAACTATGGCAAGACGTCCCCTTGGTGTTGGCATTATTAACCTCGCTTATTGGCTTGCTCGCAATGATATCAGCTATCAGGATATTGATACTGATGGTTTGAATAAGCTCCACCAACAAGCTGAAGCTTGGTCATATTATTTGATCAAAGCATCTGTTGATCTTGCTAAAGAAAAGGGTGCACCTTCTAAATCAAATGAAACTAAGTATGCTCAAGGTATCATGCCGATCGACACTTACAAGAAAGATGTTGACGAATTGACAAATGTAGGGTATAATTACGATTGGGACTCTTTGCGCAAAAATGCAAAACAGTATGGTATTCGTAATTCAACATTAATGGCACTTATGCCTTCTGAAACTTCTGCTCAGATCAGCAATGCTACAAATGGTATTGAACCTCCTCGTTCTCTTGTTTCAGTTAAACAAAGCAAAGATGGTGTTTTAAAGCAGGTTGTTCCTGAAATTCGTAAATTGAAAAATAAATATGACCTACTTTGGGATCAAAAGTCACCTGAAGGTTATTTAAAGATTGTTGCAGTATTACAAAAATTCATTGATCAAGGTATTTCGGTAAACACTTCTTATAATCCTAAATTTTATGAAGAAGAAAAGATTCCAATGAGTGTTATGTTGCAGCATCTATTAATGTTTTATAAGTATGGCGGCAAGCAGTTGTATTACTTTAATACAAATGATGGTGCTGGTGAATATGAAGAAAAGTTACCAAATTTGGTAAAAGGTGAGGAAACACAAGATGATTGTGAGGCGTGCAAAATATGAGTTATTCAGTTTTTGACTCAAATAATAAAAAAGATGCAACACAAGTTCGAGCGTTTTTTGACGACGCTCCTACTATTGCACGTTATGATAAACAGAAATATCCTTTCCTTGAGAAACTAACTGACAAACAGTTAGGTTTCTTTTGGCGACCTGAAGAAGTTGACATCTTCAAGGATGCTAAAGATTTTAAGTCATTAACAGAACACGAACAACATATTTTTACCAGTAATCTTAAACGTCAAATTTTGTTAGATTCTGTTCAAGGAAGAGCACCAACTGTAGCTTTTGGTTCAATATGTTCTCTTCCCGAGCTCGAAAATTGGATACTTACTTGGGCTTTTTCTGAGACAATTCATTCTAGAAGTTATACTCACATTATCAGAAACATTTATTCTGATCCTAGCAAAATTTTCGATGAAATAACTGATATTCAAGAAATTATTGATTGCGCTGAAGATATTAGCAAGTGTTACAATGACTTGATCATGTTCAATAACTCTGTTGCTGATCGTGGGTATGTCAATGAAGAGGCAAAATATGAGCATAAGAAATATCTTTGGTTAACTCTTATGTCGGTTAATGTTCTTGAAGGTGTTCGTTTCTATGTTAGCTTTGCTTGCTCATGGGCATTCGCAGAGTTGAAAAAAATGGAAGGTAATGCAAAAATTATTAAGTTTATTGCACGTGATGAAAACTTACACCTTGCTGGAACACAGCAGTTATTAAAAGTTCTTTTGACTGATGATCCTGATTTTGCTAAGATTTCTGAAGAAACTAAAGATGCATCTATTAAGATTTTTGTTGATGCAGTTAACCAAGAAAAAGCTTGGGCGCATTATCTGTTTAAGGATGGCTCGATGATCGGTTTAAACGAAAAACTTTTGAGTGACTATATAGAATGGATTGCCAACAAACGAATGATAGCTGTTGGTCTGCCTTCGCCATATAAGGGTGGCTCTAATCCACTTCCATGGACTCAGAAATGGATTAGTGGTTCAGATGTTCAAGTGGCTCCTCAAGAAACAGAAATTACATCTTATGTTGTTGGTGGAGTTAAAAAAGATGTAAACACTGAAAGTTTTAAAGGATTTTCTTTGTAAAAAGCTAATTAAAATAAACATTAAAATTTAAAAGAGGTAAAAAATGAGTTGGAATAATGGAAATGTAATACTTACAGAAATCATTCAAATTTTAAAAAGAACAATTACAGAATACGAAACTCGAGTTGAAATTTACAAAGACTTAATTGAATTTTTTGAAAGTAATGATTGTGATACATTATTTGAATGTTTAGATGAAGATCGTGCATATGATGATGCTTATTTCGAACTTCATCCAGATAAAGACGATTTAGAAGCATCAGAAAATTGGAATGAATACGATGAAAATTAACCACCATAAATATCGGGAGATAATGGAGTTCCCGATATGTGGTTATATAAAGATAAAGAAGTAACAGATGAAGATACAAAAGGTTATGTTGCTTTCGTTTATTTAATAACAAATTTAGAAAATAAAAAACGATATATTGGTAAAAAATTACTTACCAAAATTCGCTCTAAAACGATTAAAGGGAAAACTCGCAAAAAGAAAATAATCACAGAATCTGATTGGCGAGATTATTATGGTTCAAACACAAATTTACTTGCCGACGTCGAGTCGATGAATCCAACTAAATTTAAAAGAGAGATTCTTCAATTTTGCAAATCTCGAGGTACGGCCAATTATATTGAAGCAAAACTTCAATTTCAACACTCTGTTTTAGAAAATCCAGATAATTGGTACAATGAACAAATCAGAGTTAGAGTTCACAGAAGCCACATTAAATTAGAATAATAATTTGCCTACGTAGACCAACAGGCAGAGTCAGGAGACTTAAAATTTCCGTAGTGTCAGTTCGAATCTGACCGTAGGCACCAAATAATTGGAGTAAAATATGTCACATCCTCATAAAAACCGACCTCGTAAAGGACGTCGTAAAATAGGTTCAAAAAAACGTAAAGCAATGAGAAAAAATAGAAAGAAATAATTTTATGCCAAAACTAATAAACTATTTTTCCTAAATATTATC